AGTCTTATGAATACTATTCATCAGCATTTGGTAACCCCCCTATTAAATTCGATTTCAGTAGTAACACCTACGCAGTCACGGCCGGTGTCACTCTCAAAACACCCATAACACTCAGTTCACCTCTCCCAAACCTGAATCTTTCTATTGTAGGAGATGGGGTCACGGCAATAGTTACGACACAGAATACACATAGCTTGTATATGGGCATGGTTGTGTTTATACAGGGGAGTGCGTCATTCGACAGTCCCGTGCCATATCCCATCACGGGTATACTAGGTGATAAAACATATACAGTTGCGTCAGATATCGTTGCAACAGACGTTGTACCAACTGCAGGTGTTACTATTTCTGTGCTCAACCTGGCTATCGTAGGGCCGGGTGGAGGTGAAGCGTACGTGACAACACTGAATCCACACGGTCTTTCAGCTGGTATGGTTGTTCTCATTACGGGAAGTACGTCATTCGATAGCCCTATGCCGTACCCTGTTACAACTATAATAGACGAAAAAACATACATATTTGCGACGGGTATTACAGCAGCTGATTATGCTCCCTCTGCGGGTGTTACTATTTCTAAACTCAACGTGTCTATCGTTGGTTCTGGAACTGGCGCAGTGTGTACGACGCTGAATCAACACGGTCTCCTTGACGGTATGTTTATTTTGATCCAAGGAAGTGAACACTTTGATACACCCACGCCAATTGCAATCAAGGTTCAGAACCCATATACATACGCATTTGGAGTAGATGTCTCGTACGTGAACTTGTTTATCGCGGGGAACGGAGTCACTGCAACCGTCACGACGCTCACACCACATAATCTTTCGAACGGTACGTCTGTACTCATTCAAGGAAGTACTTCATTTGATAGCCTTACACCATACATAGTTACGGTCATCGACGGAACACATTATTCATTTTCTTCGGCTGTCACCGCAATGGATATTGCTCCGGCTGCAGGTGTTACACTCCCAGTTTACACTGATACTGCACCAAATGCCGGTGTAACAATCACGACAATCCTCAACAAATCAATCATCGGTGACGGAACAAGCATTGAAGTGACCATTCAAGATATCGTTGTTAAAAATCATCTCTTGTCCATCGGTGACATTATCAGTATTCAGGGTGCTGAACCATCGTTCCTGAATGGTCCGCAGATTGTTACAGAAGTTCCAAATACGACGCAGTTTAAATTCGCATCACCTTATCTGGCTGGCCGGTACACTCCAAAGATTTTCATAAACGGTCCACGATACGTGTACATGTACACGAATGATACCGGTGAATACGGAAACGCGCAACCCAAAGATATCATCCGGTATGACCAGTACACACAGACTCCGAATTTGACGGCAAGTCTCCTCGTCGATTTCGAGAAACACGACACACCTCCACAAGAAAATCAACTTATTGGAATCGTTCAGGTGGCAAAGTCAAATAGTCCACTCGATATGCAGTTCAAGGGCCCCGTGAAGGAACTTTGGTTCACAGGGACACCTAACACGTCCAACGTGTTCCAGTACTCATCCATCACCGACCAGACGGCGTTGGCACTCACACACGGAGAAGAGATTGTTTCGCGAGACGCTGGGAGCTACATCTTTTACAACACCGTTCAGCCGTTCGAGAATCACACCACCATGCCGACTCGCAACTTTTCAATGTACAGTTTTGAAATGAATCCGGAAACACTGATACCAAATGGAACTGTAAACTTTTCGAGAATCAACGAACAAACCTTCTCAAATGCAAGCGCTACTGTGTGGGCACGTTCTTACAACATCCTCAAAATCCAAGGTGGCGTCGGTGGTCTCTTATTTAATTCCTAAACTTTGAGTAGAGAATGGTGCCAGCACAGTTTGCGCACCAACTGACGCGTCTGCAGTTTCCAAAGGATGTGCACTTTGGTGATGATGTCACCATTTGGATTGCAAAGGCGGGAGATGTCGCAATCGGGAAAATGTACCTTCGTGTTGATTGGCCTGAACAGGCGCCTGTTCAGAATTCAGTAGGAACGTACATGATAGATTATGTAGAACTTTTGTATGAAAATCAACTCATAGAACGCCACTACGGAGAGTCACTCGAAATATGGAATGACATTACAGTGACACAGTCCAAACAAAGTGCTCTCACGACGCTTGTCGGAAAAGGAATCACAGACAGTCTTGAGTCGTACTATATTCCAATTCCGTTTTCAGTGAATCTCCCCTTGTGTGCCCTAAAAAAACCCCCTGTGTTTCGTGTCAAATTTAAATCGGCAAACCAGTTTACAATTTTGAACTGGACGCTTCCGATTCAGGTGAACCTGTTCGTCGATTACGTCTACGTGACCAAAGCCGAACGCGACTACATGAAAAAAACACCGATGAACTACCTCGCCAAGACGTGGCAGCGCATGAATTTCACAGTATCTGCAGGTGAAACAGAGGTTTCAGTCCTGACGGATTTTGTTCACAGTGTCAAGGAACTTTTCTGGGTCATCCAGACCGATAATACATCCGCGTACAATTACCAGAATGCCGGTGATGATCAGTTGAAAACGTTGCGGTTGACACTCAATGGGTCAGATGTCATCAAAAGCGAATTTGGAACTCCGTTGTATCTTCGAATCGTTCAGCCACTCGAATACCACACACGGACACCAGACAACTCTTTTTACATGTACTCGTTTGCTATCGACCCCGAACATGAAGATGCGACGGGTGAAATCAATATGAGTCTTGTGACTCGTCAACTTCATACGCTTTCATTGACGCCTTGTCAGTACTCACGGTCTCTTCGTATTTACGCGCTCGGATACAACGTCATTTCAGTCCAGGATGGAGATTTGAGAGCGATGAATGTTGACGTCCGTGAAGGTGGTCAAGATACTGTCATAACAGCTGAAAAGATTCAGAACAATTCGTATCCAGGGTTGTATCTGTTCGACACATTCACGTTCACATCACTCGGGAACACGGGTCGGTTCGGTCCAACATCAAATACATATCAGACACAGCCAATTCCGGTTACAGTCCCATGGACTTCTCCGTCGCAATGGTACATTTACAAAGGTGCACAGTATTGGACAGCGCCTGCGAACGGTATATATCAGGTGACTGCTGCCGGTGCAATGGGCGAGGCCAGTGGACGCATCATACAGGGAAATACGGCGTTCTATGAGGGACAAGTTCTCAAACTTATCGTCGGACAAATTCACATCCCTGGTTTAGTCATAGATAACGTAACGGTCGGAGCTGGCGGATGCTCTTCCATAAGCACGGATGCAAATGTACCTATCATCGTAGGGGCCGGCGGAGATGGCGGGTCTTTCTGCCCTCGGGACCCTGTGCCGAACGCAAACATCACGGGGACTGGAGCTGGAGCATACGTGACGACATTGCTTTCACATGGGTTTTCAACCGGTCTCTATGTGACAATCGTTGGGGGAACACCATTCGACGGTCCATATCAGATTCAAGTTGTCAACGCAACTACGTTTGCTATCGCAACGCCAGTTGTTGGTAGTGTTACGTATCCAGATGCAGGGTTGTCTGTACCTGCGACGCCTCAAGATGGTGTGTTTCAGCCTTACGGTGATGGTCAGGGTGGTGGCGTTGGGCTCGGTGTCGCTGGTGCGGGGTATTTTTCAAATGGTCAGTATCCAGATCGTACGTTCCCGTTTTTTTTGCCCAAGGCGATTACAACAGAAGGTTATGGCAACCAATATATTTATGGTGGAAGTTATAATCCGCAACCAGGAATTCCACCACCACCGACAGCACCCGTCGCTGAAGGTGGTTTCGGTGGAGGTCAATGCCCCTTGAATATCGTGTCCAACATCATCAGTATTTCCAATCTGGGTCCGTATCTTCTCAGACCGGGTTCTAACATTTATGCCGTGCAGACTGAAGCCATTAACGGACTTCCTGTAGGGTACGAAGTGTACATTTCAGGTGTTGTGTCGGCCGAGGGTGATTTTAATGGACCAAATGTAATTATTAGTCTTGGTGGGCTCACTACGGTTCTTGTAATATCACCACGTCCAGATTTACCACCGGAAATACCAGGCATAGTTGGTCCGTTTGACTTGACGGCTGCGACGATTTACAGCGTGGCTTTCGGTGTAGCGGGTGCAGGCGGCTACACAGGAAGCCCTGGAAATGGGTTACAGGGTGCGACGTGCTACGCGTCAGACCAGGTAACGAACGTCCAAGATCTCGGACTTAATGCAGGGTCAGGGTATATTACGATAAGTCTTGTACAATAAACGCACCTCCGTTATTAATTTGGAGGTCTACATATCCATAGTAGTACATGTATAAAGTGTACGCCTGTGTAATCTGCGGCGCAACTGTAGAATCGAACACGATATCCAGATGCGATGTATTTGTATTCAACTTTGAGAAATCAACACTCCCATCTTGATTGTATTCGCGTGGAGAATCTGCAAAACAGTACATGTAAATATTCTTCGTCGGGACTGACAATCCGTGATCCATGGGCTGTTTATAGCTGTAGTACAACGCACCTGGAAAGTTTGAAAGAATGTTTTGATTGTTCAGATAGATTGTTGCTTCTTTGATTGCATCGAGGAAGTTGATTTTAACACCATTGAAAAACTGTACA